AATATTACGTAACAAAAAATAATTCTGATAATATTAATACTTATTTAACTATTAACTACACCTACGTAGAATACTAATGCAAACACATACAATAATATTTGGAACAACTATAAAAATAATTAATTTAAATAATAAAAATTTAAATAAAAGATTAATCAATTTTTGTAAAAAAATAAAAAAACAAACTGGAAGACAGGTTTCTAATATAGGAGGATTTCAAAGTAATTTAGTAGATGAAAAACAACCCTTGATTAATGATTTTTTTGAAGAAACAAAAAAACATATAGTAGATTACGTAGAAGCATACGATTTAAATGAAATATGTGTTCCAAAATTATCTGGTCTATGGTTTAATATAAATGGAAAAAAAGATTTTAATAAACCACACATTCATTTAGGAGGAGAAACCAATGCTAGTTTTTCAGCCGCATACTATTTAAAAGTTCCTAAAAATTCTGGTAAAATAAATTTTATAAATCCAGATCCTTTTTTTCCAATGAATCCCTTTTTTTCTAAAAAGTTTAAATTTGGTAACTCTTTTAATTCTTTAGAATACTGGGTAAATCCAAAAGAAATGGATTTAATCATATTTCCATCTTCCCTATTTCATTATGTGGATCAAAATTTAAGTGATGAAGAAAGAATAAGTTTATCGTTTAATATAAAAATATGAATGTAAAACAAATTTATTGGGTGTTTGAGAAAGCATTGTCAGATAAACAGTGTGAAGAAATATTAAATTTGTTTAAGGAAAATAAACCAGTTTTAGCAACTGTTGCACAAATTCCTAAAAACACCAGTAAAGAAAAACTATCTTCAAAAGAATTAAAACAATTAAAAAAAATTAGATACTCAAATGTTATATGGAAAGATGATCCTTGGCTATATAAATATACCCATCCTTTTATATATGAAGCAAATAAAAGAGCAGAATGGAATTTTCAATGGGATTGGTCTGAAACTTGTCAATTAACAAGATATTCTAAAGGACAATATTATCATTGGCATCAAGATTCTTTAGAGGATGTATATAAAGAAAACGTTCCTGTTTCTTATGTAGGTAAAATAAGAAAATTATCTAGTGTGGCAGTTTTAAATGATGCTACTGAATATAAAGGAGGAAAATTACAATTTGGAATACAAAAAAAATTTGGAAAATCAGAAATAATAGAATGTAAACATATGTTGAAAAAAGGATCTTTGGTAGTTTTTCCAAGTTTTATATGGCACAGAGTAACACCTGTCACAAAGGGAACTAGATTTAGTTTAACTAATTGGCATTTAGGAAACCCTTATGTTTAAAAAATTGGGGTATGTTTTAATAAAAAAGGCTATTCCATTAGAAATAGTAGATTTTTTATATTCTTATATTCTTTTAAAAAAAGAAGTAGCTAAAACTTTTTACGAAAAAAAATATATACCGCCCATGTCTCCTGAATGGGGGACTTTAGAAGGAGACACACAAATACCCGATGCTGTATATGCAGTGTATGGAGATATAGCAATGGATTTACTACTTTCAAAAATAAAACCAACTTTAGAAAAAGTTATTGATATTAAATTATATTCTACTTACAGTTATGCAAGAATTTATAAAACAGGTAATGAATTACTACCTCATGTTGATAGATATTCTTGTGATATTTCTGGGACAGTTTTTTTAGGTGGAGATAAATGGCCTATATATCTTTTATCGAAAGAAAAAAAAGAAATCGAAATAAATTTAGAACTAGGGGACATTTTAATTTATAAAGGAGATAAATTAAAACATTGGAGAAAAAAATTTACAGGGGGGCACTGTGCTCAAGTTTTTCTACATTATAATAATCAAAAAACAAAACTAGCAAAAGAAAATATTTACGATAAAAGACCACACTTAGGTCTACCTCCATCATTTATGAAAAAATAAATATGATAATACATGAGAATGTTTTTGATAAAAAATGGACTAATGAATTAGCTTCATCTTTGATTAAATGTAAATGGAAAGCGGATAATGTTGCAGGAAGAAAAACTTGGCCGTATTATGAAACAGGTAATCATAGGTTATTTGGAACTAGTTTTTTCTTTAGGAAAAATGAAGATTACATTGAATACAATGAAGACTTAAATTTATCTATCACTTTAATAAATGCTTTTAATCATATAAGAAAAATATCTAATAAAAATATGCGTTTAGAAATGATAGATGCTAATCTTCAATTTAAAGAAATGAATGGAACTATACACATAGACGGTAGAGAAAATCAAATTGCATATATATTAATGTTATGTAATGAAGAGATAGATGATATTGGGGGAGAATTTTTTTATAAACCAAAGAACAAAAAAATTAAATTTAAACATGGTAAACTAATTGAAATTCCTGCTCATCATGAACATTGTGGTTTAAGTTTTAAAAAACCAAATATAGCTAGAATGTCTGTTAAATGGTTAGGGACGTTAATCTAATATGCTATTTATACAAGATGATAAATTTTTATCAAAAGAAAGTAAATATTTTATAAAAAATAAAATATTAAGTTGCGATTTTCCAATGTATTTTAATAGAAAAATATTAGATGATAGTGATGATTACAATGCTTTCTTTTGTCATCAAATATTAAAAAGAAATGAATCAAAATGGAATTCAAATGCTCATAAATTTTTTGAAAATTTAGTTTTTGAATTTACAGATAAACATAAAATAAAAATAAAAGAATTTTTAAGAATGGCTGTAAATTTGACATTTTGTAATGGAGAAGTAGTAGCTCCTGTACATCAAGACCATCCATTTAAACATACTCAATTATTAATCTATTTAAATGATGTTCAAGATAAAGATTCAAAAACAATACTTTTAAAAGAAGATAGAAAAACAATATTTAAAGAAATTACTCCAAAACAATATAGAGGGGTTTTATTTGAAAATGTTCCACATTTTAATTATCATCCTAAATTTGGGGAAAGATATGTTTTTGTTTGTACATTTAGGTAATTAATAATGATCTTAAATCACTGGTTTCCAACAACTATAGGAGTTTCAGAATGTCCTTTTATAAATGAAATTCAAAAACCATATAAAGATATTATAGTAAAATATAAATATGAAAATTCTGGATTTTGTAAAGAAAGGGTTCATTTAAATAAAAAATTTAAGAAATTAAATGATTGGATAAATCAAGAAATAAAAAAATATGCAGAAGCTCATTTATATAAAGATACTTATGAATGTAAAGAATCTTGGTTATTAGATTATCCTATTGGTGGTGGACAATCTTTTCATAGACATCCTGGTTTTATTTTTTCAGCTGTTTTTTTCTTAGAGGGGTATGAAGAAGACACTTCTTTAAATTTTGAAAATCCAATGATAGATATGAAAAATCCATTGAATGAAACAGCACACCATGGAGGTATTAAAAATAAAAAAATATTTAATGAACTTACTTATAATATGTGTTCTTATCCTCCAAAAACAGGTAATTTGATTATTTGGAGAAGTTATTTGTCTCATGGTTGTTATAATAAAGAATTAGATTGTAAAAGAATAGTTTTTACTTATAATTTCGATAGAGTTTAAAACTTATATAAAGTTTAAACGTCCTTAGATAAGTGCTATACTAGGCATAAATATGCCATTAAAAAAGATACCATTACCTCCAGGTTTTGATAAGAACGATACAGCATCTCAAGCAGAGGGGCGTTGGATTGATGGAGATAATGTACGTTTTCAATATGGATCCCCTGAAAAGATAGGTGGTTGGGAACAGATTAATTCATCTATATTAGTAGGAGCAGCCAGAGACATACATTCTTGGTTTGATTTAACGGGTAGACGATACGTAGCTATTGGAACAGATAAAGTTTTATATATTCTTTTTGATGAAGTGTTTTATGACATTACACCGCTTAGTACAGCACTAACAAGTTGTACTTATACATCAACTACAAGCTCTGCAACAGTTACAATTAATAAAGGATCACATGGACTATCGGTTGGAGATTTAATTAAATTTACAAGTGTCACAACACCGGGACCCACTACAACAAGTTTTACAACAGCTAACTTTGAAACTAATTCATTTGAAGTTAAAACAGTACCGACTGCAAGTACCTTTACAATTACTATGCCTGTAACAGAAACAGGAACGGGAGTTACTACAGGTGGATCACTTACAACAAATCCTTACGTGATTGTTGGACCACTTGCCGCGACACTTGGTTATGGATGGGGAGCAGGAACATGGGGATTATCTACTTGGGGAACTTCAAGAACAGTTTCTAATACAACTATTGAAGCCGGTAACTGGTCTTTGGACAATTTTGGAGAATTATTAATTGCAACAATTAAAGATGGTCAAACTTTTTCATGGGATCCAACAGCAGGAACAGGAGTTAATACACGTGCAACTATTATAGCAGGTAATCCTACAGCAACAGTTTTAACAAGGGTATCAGATAGAGATAGACATTTAATTCATTTTGGAACTGAGACAATTATAGGAACTCCTTCTTCTCAAGATCCAATGTTTATTAGGTTCTCAGATCAAGAAGATATTGAGATTTATGAGCCAACATCTACTAACACAGCAGGTACGTTTAGGTTAGATAATGGAAGCAGAATCGTAGCAGCTGTTAAAGGTAAAGATTATATATTAGTTTTAACAGATGAGGCTGCTTATACAATGCAATTTGTAGGACCACCATTTACATTTAGTATTCGTCAAGTTGGATCTAACTGTGGATGCGTTGGTCAACATGCAGCAGTCTTTGTAGATGGTGCTGTGTATTGGATGGGTGATTCTGGTAATTTCTTTGTATTTGATGGAACAGTTAAAACATTACCTTCTTCAGTTGAAAACTTTGTATTCACTACAACAGGAGATGCTTTAGGACTTAATTTTACAAATGGTGAATTAGTGTTTGCAGGACATAATAGTTTATTTACAGAAATTAACTGGTTTTATCCACAAGCATCCTCAACACAAATAGACCGAGATGTTACTTATAATTATAACCTTAAAACATGG